CCTTGGACCGGCGCGCGGACTTCTACATCGACTTCGAGCGCGGGGTCCACCGCTGGGGCGGGCTCCTCCAGCAGATGATCATGGAGGGGCGCGTCCTGGTGCGCGAGGACGGGACCGCCCAGCACAAGGCCGTCGACCGCGAGACCGGCGAGGCCGAGACCGTGGAGTTCAAGACCACGAGTGAGTGGCTCGAGTGGGCGGCCCAGCATCCGGAGGCCGTGGCGTGAGGGAGCCGCTCGAGGGCTTCAGCTTCCGGAAGGTCGAGGAGTCGGCGCGCGCCGTCCAGGAGGCGGCCGACCGCGCTGGCCTGTGCGGCCCGCAGTGCGGCCTCGAGACCGTGGCGGACGCGGTCGCGGACGGCTGGCGGACTATCACTCTCTACTGCGGAGACCACGGGCTCAAGTCGGTCAAGTTCGCGGTACGCCGATGACGCCCGAGCAGGTGGACCTCGTCGTCGGGTTGATCGCGCTGGTGCTCGTCGGTATCTTTTTCGTCGCCCTCGTACGGCTGTTTCTCGGGCGATGAAACCTGAGCGCCTTGCGGACCTCTGCCGGACCGCGGAGCAGGGGAGGCCGGACGTCGCCGCCCAGGCCGCGATCGGGGAGTGCGACGACCAGGATGCGGAGGTGCTTGAGGCAGTCATGCGGTATTCGGCTCTGCCGGATGCCGAACTCGTCGATTTTGAGGAGCGCGCGGGAAGCTGCTGGTTGGTCCGCGTGCCGCGTGTCGGGGAGTTTTGGCTCGCGCCCCTCTCGGCCTGGAGTCAGCTCCCGGCCGGCGCGGTGGTGGTGAGCCCTCGGGGGCTCAAGGCTTTGGGTACGGCGCTCGTGCGGGCTCTTGGGGTGAGAGAGGAGGCCGGGAGATGAGGGTGATGAGTTCGGCGTGCCTGCTGTGTGACGCGCACGTCCCGACGGGTGAGCAGTATGTGGTTCTGTTGGCGGATGTAAATGGCGACGGGGGCGTGAGTGGCGCCCGCGATCTTGGCGTGCTTTGCCTTGACCGAGACCTCTGCGCGACGCGCGCTGTGACCCGCGCGCGGTCCTTGGCCCCGGTGCGGACCGGGTGGCAGAACGCCCTCCGGGACGTACTCGGCGGGGTGATTCGTGATGCCCCGCGGTGTCGGCACTGCGGCTGCGCGCCCTGCCAGGGGATCAACACCGGGTGCCGACCGCGGCACTGCGTCACGGGAGTGGCGTTCGAGTGAGCCTCGACACCCGCGGCTGGCCGCGCGTGACGCGCATCATCCGGGCGGTGGGGCTGGGCCCGGACTTCGGCAACGTCCCGATCAACGTCCTGGCGGCCGCCCAGCTCCGGGGCCGCCAGGCCCACGAGGCGGTCGCTGCGCTCGCGGAGGGGCGGGACGAATCTGTATCACCGCGTGTCGCCCCGTATCTTGAGGCGTTCCGGAAGTTCCTCGCGGACTCCGGGTGCCGGGTCGTGGCCGCGGAGGTGGAGGTCGCGCACCCGCTCTGGCGGTACGCCGGCCGGCTCGACCTGCTGGCGTGGCTCCGGGGCCGCCGCGCGATCCTGGACGTCAAGACCGGGGCCTCGGAGGGCGCGGACTATCAGGTCGCCGGCTACGTCGATGCCTGGAACGTCCAGCACCCGACCGAGAGGGTGGAGGTCGGAGGAGTCATCGAGGTGAGGGAGGATAAAACATATCGTTACAGAGAGGTCAACTTGCCGAGGGCCCTGAACGTGTGGCGCGCCGCGCTGGTGGTGCACGGCGCGATCACCGGGAGGTAGCGAAGATGGCGGAGACGCAGCAGCTCGCGGTACCGGCGGAGTCTGGGAAACTGGTCGCTCAGGGGCAGGAGTTGATCGCCTCGGCGCGGTCGCTCGAGGTCCTGGATGCGGCGGGGTTCGAGTTCGCGGCGGCGGTCGCGCAGCGCCTGCGGGGGGCGCTCGCGCGCGCGAAGGAGGTCCTCGACCCGTTCGTCCGGACGGCGGACCAGGCCCACAAGGCGGCGGTCGCGCACCGCGCGGCCGTGCTGGCGCCCTACCAGGAGGCGCAGCGGATCGTCGACCAGAAGGCCGAGGCCTGGGAGCGCGAGCAGCGCCGGATCGCGGACGAGGCTGCCGCCGCTGCGCGCCGCGAGCAGGAGCGCCTGGAGCGCGAGGCCCGAGAACGGGCGGAAGCCGAGCAGCGGCGCCTGCTCGCCGAAGCTGAGACGCGACGCCTCGAGGAGGCGGCGGCGCTCGAGGCGGCGGGCGACCGCGAGGGCGCGGAGCGGCTGATCGAGGAGCCGGTCGAGGCGCCGGTCGTGGCGCCCGAGCCTGTGTTCGTCGCGACTCCGCCGGCCGCCGCCCAACCGCCCCACGTGAGCGGGTACGGGTTCCGGGAGGAGTGGGATGTGGTGGTCGAGGACCCGGCGTTGGTGCCCGCGGAATATCTGATTCCGGACGAGGCCAAGATCCGGCGTGTGGTGCGCGCGATGCGCGGGAACATTAAGATCCCAGGGGTCAAGATCACGCCCCGGCGCGTGGCGGCCGGCAGGGCGCGGTGATCCTTAGTAGCGACGACGTGAACCTCATGCTCGTCCTCGCCGATGTCCGGTACGTCGAAGCCGTGATCCAGAGGTGGGCGTAATGATCGTCGTCGGACTGGGGTACCGGATGCGGGTCGGGAAGGATTCCGTCGCCGATATGCTAGTGCGGCGTTACGGATTCGTGCGACGGGGGTTTGCCGACGCGCTCAAGGATGAGGTGTTGGATCGCCTGCCCCGGACGCTTGGCGCGTACCTCGATCTTGCGGGGCTGGAAGATACGGTGGGCCTCCGCCGCTCGCTCGTGTACGTGCTCAAGCCACCTCTCGTCCGCGCTCTGCTCCAAGAGTACGGGACCGAGGTGCGGCGGACCGACGATCCCCGGTACTGGGTTAAGAAGGTCGCCGGGTGGGTAGAGGATTGTCGACCGCAGCGGCTCGTGGTGCCGGACGTGAGGTTCCGGAACGAGATAGAGTTCGTGCGGGCCCTGGGGGGCCGGTACGTGCGGGTCGACAGGCCCGGGGTGGAGCTGGCGGCGCTCGACACCCACGCCTCAGAGTCTGAACTCGATGGGGTCGAGCCCGACTACGTGGTCCGCAACGACGGCACGCTCGAGGACCTCGAGCGGCGGGTCGAGGCGATGGCGCGGGAACTGTTCGGCCTGAGGGCGAATCTGTGAGCGGCCCTGCCCCGATCCAGGACGATTTTCTTGACCCGGGCCGCCCCCGGCTCACGGGTTCCATCCTGACTGACCGCTTCACGGTTCCACCTTTCAGCGTTCTGGATGCTCGGCAGGGGTATTGGCGGGCTCGGAAGGCTGAGTGGCGGGCGTTTGGGGTTCGGGGCGAGGAAGGGCGGCGAGAAGACCTTTTGGGTGGTGGTATAAATAGTATTATGTCCCGAGGTGGGGGACTAAAGTACGACCGGAAAAACGCTACAGCAACCAGCGTTTTCGATCCTGTTCTTTGCGAATTGATTTACCGCTGGTTTTGTCCCCCGGAGGGTTCTGTCCTCGACCCCTTCGCCGGGGAATCGACGAAAGGAATCGTTGCTGCGGCGCTGCGTCTTCGGTACGTGGGGGTGGAGCTTCGGCCCGAACAGGTGGCGGCGAACGAGGAACGGGTGCGCGAGATCGGGCCTGTTCTCGATCCAAGGCCGGCATGGACCGTCGGGGACTCGTCGAAGTTGGGAGAGATCGTCCCGATGGGGCTATCGTTCGATCTCGTTTTCACCTCTCCGCCTTACTACGATCTTGAGGTCTATAGCAAGCGCAGGGACGATGGGTCTGCGATGCCAACGTACGAAGATTTCATGGCATGGTATCTCACGGTGTTCCGGCAGGCGGCTGAACGGTTACTGGAGGGAAGGTTCTTAGTTATCAAGGTCGGGGAGATCCGCGACGAGCGCGGGGCCCAGCGAGGTTTCGTGGCCGATAACATTAAGTTGTTTCAGTCCCTCGGATTTCACCTTTATAACGAGGCGGTATACGTGACGCCACTCGGGAGCGTTCCGGTTAGGGCGTCGAGGCATTTTCCGCGGAGGCTGAAATTAGAGCGGGCTCACCAGGCCGTCTTGGTGTTCTATAAGGGGGATCCTCGGCGTGCGCCGGCTTTCGCTCGGTAAGGATGTCCGCTCTCATCACATTCGGCGTTACATGCAGGAGGCCGGGTACCGAAGGGCGGTGTGCTTCTCGTGCGGGAACGCGGCTGACGCCCTCCGGAGGGCGGGGGTCGATGTCCTCGAGGTGGGGCCGCGCGGGCGTCTCCTGGCGGGCGGGTGGTGGACGGTCGGCGAGATCCGGAGGGCGTGGCCCGAGCACTTCGACGCGACGAGTGGCCATCTGCCGGTCTCCCTGATGTCGGCGATCGGAGCTGAGTTCCGTTCCGTGCTGGGGGAGTTCGGGGATGAGGAGTTGGTGGTGCCGTGCGGGTCCGGCGAGACGCTCGTGTGCCTAGCGCTCGCGTATGCTGGCGAGGCGACGTTCGTGGCCGAATACGACTGCTCGAGGCCCGAGACCATGTACGACCCCGAAGCCCCGCTCGTGCCGCTTGTCCGGGCCCTGGCGGGCGAGGTCCGGGTCCTGCGGTAGTGGCCGATCTCGTGCTTGACCACCAGGCTGAGGGGCTATAATGTGGGCGTGCGCATGAGGCTCCCCCGTGTCGTGAACCTCGGCGGTGGCTACAGGGTGGGGGTCGTACTCGCGCCGCAGCGCATGATCCAGGAAGTCGCGGAGGAGAGTAACCTCCTGCTGAGCGGGCACTTCGACAACTCGGTGGATCGAGCGCCGTCCGGGCCCGCCGGGACGATCTACGTGCTGAGCAGTCTGCCGGTCCAGAAGAAGCGCGAGACCTACTGGGCTGGCCTCCAGCACGCGGTCCTAGATGTGACGGACTGGGATCGGGAGCACGGCGCGGCGTCCGGCCAGCTCCCGCGGGCACTCGACCTCGGGCTCGGGCACAGGGTCCGGGTCTTTGTTTCGTCGGCCTCTGCGCTGCGGGAGTTCCTGGACGACGACGAGGCGGAGGCGCGGGGCGCGTGCGACGTCTTCTCGGACGACGTACCGCGCGGGTACTCGGCCGTCGTTCACGTCCTGCGGAGTCAGCCCAGCGTTTCGCGCTGGGATACCTACTGGCACGAGATCCAGCACGTCGTGGCCAGTCTCTCGGCCTGGGATCGCGAGCACCCGGTGGTCGTGTGACGGACTCCTACATCGTCACCTACACGGGTCGGCGGTTTCCGTATGGGGGTGAGATCCCGGACTCGGCTATCAGTCTAACTGACATCGCTTTGGCGCTCTCACGCATCTGCCGGTTCGGGGGCCATATCGAGTCCCTCTACACGGTTGCTCAGCACTCAGTCCTGGTGTCGCGGTGGTGCAACCCGAAGCACGCGCTGGATGGACTCCTGCATGACGCTGCCGAAGCGTACGTCGGGGACCTTGTGGCGCCTCTCAAGCACACCGACGCTGCGGCCGGTCTCCGGGAACTCGAGGTGAGGATCCACGCCGCGATCGCCCGAAAGTTTGGGGTATATCCCGTCCTCCCGATGGATGTCGTGTTGGCGGACCGTGCCGTCTATGCTGCTGAGGTACGGAATCTCTTCCCGTCATACCAGCGGGTGGAGCGCCTCCGGTGGGGAGGGCCCGAGCCCATCCCTGAGATCATCGTTCCGATATCGCCCGAGGCTGCCCGTGCGGCTTTCCTCTTGAGGTTCGTGGAGTTGATGGGCCATAGGGTGGAGAGGGAGCGCTGAGGTGTCGCGTACGGGCTGGAAGCAGGTCGAGCGCGGCGCCGCGGCCCTGGTCGGGGCTCGCCGGCACTGGGCCAACTCCGGGGAGCGGGTCGACGCGGACTCCCCGCTGTTCGCCCAGCAGGTCAAGAACCCCAAGGAGATGTCGCTCGCCGAGCTCGAGCGGCTGGTCGAGGAGATGACCCTCCTGGGGATTGACTCTGGGCGGATCCCGATGGTGGTGGTGAAGCGGAGCGCCGGGCGCCCGACCCCCGTGCTGGTCGTGCTGCCGGCCGAGGCGTGGCGGCTCGTGCGCCTGCTAGCAGGGCTGGACAAACCCGACCTCACGGCAGCCGACGGTGAGGCGATTGCCGCCCGCTACGCGAAGCTGAGCTTCGGCGGGCTTGTGCGGGACTGCTTGCACGAACTCCCGGGCGCTAGGCGGCGGGTCGCGGCGTACGTCGAGAAGTCCAAGCGGAGGGGCGAGCGATGAAGGTTGCCGAACCAAGTCTCGTGCCGCTCACCGTGACGATCACCGACGCCTCGGGCGCGTCCCGCACCCTGTCGGTCGACGAGTTCCGGCGCGAGCGCGGGGTCCAGCAGTGCCGGAAGTGCGACCAGTGGGTCTCGAAGTCCGCACACAGATGCCGCCGAGTCTTCACGCCGTGGTCCATCCGGGCGGGGGTTTCGCCCCGCATCTCCCCTACAAACCCATCTCAGAGCTTTCGGCCGCTCGACGGGGACGACTAGGGTGAGGATCGCGATCACCGGAGCGACCGGGAGCCTGGGGGGCGCGCTGCTCGCGGCGCTGGAGGAGCGCGGGGGCGCCTCGCGCATCGTGGCGGTGTCGCGTGACGAGGTGAAGTCCGGGGACCTCGACGAGCGGTGGGGCGCGCGCCTCCCGCAGCTCCGGTGCCAGCTCGGGGACGTCCGGGACGCCGAGCGCATGGAGGAGCTGTTCCGCGGGTGCGACGTCGTGCTGCACGCCGCAGCCCTGAAGCGCGTCGGGCATAGCGTCTACAGCCCGGGCGAGGTCCTCAAGACGAACGTGCTCGGTACGATGGCGGTCGTGCGGGCCGCGACGGTGGCGGGGGTCGGGCGCGTCGTGGTGGTGTCTTCCGACAAGGCCGTGGAGCCGACCAACCTCTACGGGGTCAGCAAGGCGGCGGCCGAGACGTACGCCGTCCAGGCCAACAGCTACTCGCTCCCGCGCGGGACGCGGGTGTCGTGCGTGCGGTACGGGAACGTGCTGGGCTCCCGCGGGTCCGTGCCGCACGTCTGGCGCGCGCAGCTCGCGCGGGGCGAGGCCCCGACCGTGACGGACTGGCGGATGACGCGGTTCATCGTCGAGCTTCGGGACGCGGCGGCCTTCGTGCTGGGGGCACTCGACGCGATGGAGGGGGGCGAGGTCTTCGTCCCGCTCCTGCCGGCCGCGCGGCTCCGCGTTCTGCTCCTGGCCGTGACGCGGGAGTGGGTGGGCCGCGGAGAGACGAGGGGCGTGCCGCAGCGGGCCGTAGTGACGGGCCTGCGGCCCGGTGGCGAGAAGCTCCATGAGTCGTTGCTCTCGCGCGAGGAGCCGGGACGCGCGTGGCTCGACTCCGGGCGCGGGCGCGTCGTGGTGCTCCCGACCCACCACTCGTGGCGCGCCGTGTACGACACGGCCGGGCTCGACCCCGTCGGGCAGGCGTACACGAGCGATGCCCCCGTCGGGTGGCTGGGGGAGGACGAACTGGTCGAGATGCTCGGGAGGGTGCCGTGAGGTGCCCCGCGTGCTTGCGCCCCCTCCCGCTGACGAGGGTGGAGTTTCGCCGGTTGCCGTGGTGGCGCCGGCTTCTCGCTTACCTTCGGGGGGAGTGAAAAAGATGGCCGTCGAGGGATACAGCCCGAAGCAGACGGAACAGGCGTGGCTCGAGGTCGACGCCGGGTGGGTGGCGGGCCTCTGGGGCCTGCGGGCGACCGGCGAGGTGAAGTGCGTGCTGGGCAAGATCCACGTCGGGGTCTTGGCGCCCGGCGCGCAGCGGGGCGCCGTGCTGGTCGGGGAGCTCGCACACGCGGTGGTCCCGACGCGCGTCCGCCCGAAGGTGCCGGGCGAGGGTGTGCCTGCGCCGCCGCAGGGGGACTCGTGACCCAGGTCTCGCTCCGCGCCATCCTCCTGGGGGGCGGCGTCATGGTCGTGGACGACCGGGAGTGGGCCGGCGAGATCCTCGAGCATGGCTGCGGCGGCCCGAGAGTGATCCTCATGTGGCTCCAGCGCGACGGCCTCAAGCTCTACGTCCCGGAGCGGGACGGGCGTATTCCTCGGGCGCTGGAGCTTGCGGCCGCGGTGGTCTGCGGCCTCTGCGGCCAGCGCGTCCCCCACCACACCAACAGCGCGACGTCGATTGGGGGCGCGGACCGACACCTCGTGCGGGACCTCCACGCCGTCGAGGACACGGGCGGGGTGGGGCTGGCGGAGTGCGTGGCGTCGGACATCTGGGCCGCGCGCGATAAGTGGGGCGTGGAGGAGGGCTCATGGAACTGATCCCAGGCGGCGCCCAGACGATCTCGAAGTTCCCCTCGCAGTTCCCGGGCGCCTACCCGCGGAGCTTGATCCGCGGCGCCGGGGCGCATGTCCAGGCCGAGGACGGGACCTGGTACACGGACTGGATCTGCTCGCTCGGGGCTCTCTCGCTCGGGTACGGGGACGAGCTGGTGGACGAGTGCGTCCGGCAGCAGGTCGCGTGTGGCCCGATCTTCTCGCTCCCCTCGCGGGGCCTCGAGGAGCGGGTCGCGCAGCAGCTCGTCGACCTGGTGCCGTGCGCGGAGTCGGTGCGGTACCTCAAGACTGGGAGCGAGGCCACCGAGGCGGCGGTCCGGGTAGCGCGCGCCGCGACGAGGAATCCGCGCAGCGGAAGCGAGCGGTTTTTCATCGCGAGTGCGGGCTATCACGGATGGCATTCGCAATGGGCTGCCCTGCGCCCGGAGCATCCCGGCGTACCGTGGTGCTACGAAACAGCGATCGGGGAATTCCGGTACAACGACCTCGCGTCACTCGACACGTTGATCGCGGGCGAGCTGGAGGGCGACAACGTCGCCGCGATCATCCTCGAGCCAACGCTGATCGCGGAGCCGGAGCCCGGGTTCCTGGAGGGCGTGCGGGAGCGCGCGACCCGGATCGGGGCTGTCCTGATTTTCGACGAGATGATCACAGGGTTTCGCTGGCACCGCGGCGGGTACCAGGCGCTTAGCGGCGTCACGCCAGACCTCGCGACGTTCGGGAAGGCGATGGGGAACGGGTACCCGATCGCCGCGCTCGTGGGGCGTGGGGACTTCATGCGGCACGCGCGACTCGCGAGCGGGACATTCAACGGCGACTGCGTGGGGCTCGTGGCCGCGGGCGCGACGATCGATCATTACCTGGCCGAGGACGTGTGCGGCCACATGGCGCGGTTGGGCCGGGCGGTCATCGATGGATACAACCGCCTGGCCGAGCGGTACGGGCTTTCGGGCGTGACGCGGGCGGTCGGCCAGGCCCCGCACCCGAAGATCGAGTGGGACGAGGTCGGGACTAGTGAGCCGAGCGACGCGCCGGGCGCCTACGAGGCCCCGCGCCAGTACCCAGCGCGCCTGCGGGCGTCGCTCTTCTACCAGGAAGTCTGCCGGCGCGGCCACCTTCTGCACCCGAACGGGAACAATGTGATGCTCGCGCACTCGCGCGAGCACACGGAGTCGCTACTCGAGGCGTGTGCCGCCGCGATGGAGGTCGTGGCGAACGCCGCAGACCCCCGCGCCCTGATCAAAGGCGACCCGATCTCGCCCGAGCCAGTTTGGCGGGTGGCGCAATGACTCTCACAGGAGGGGCAGATGGCTGAGTTCGACCAGGAGGCGTTCTGCAGACAGACCCAGGCGGCGCAGCAGGCGCTCGAGCATCTGGCGCCCGTCGTGGGGCGCTACATGGCGTTGCTCGTCGAGGCCGGGCTGACGAGGTCCGAGGCTCTGTTGCTGGTGTCTGCGCTACAGCAGGCGTTTCTGGCCAATCAGGCCGCGCAGCGGGTCGAGGGGAGGAGCGAGTGAGGACGTTCGTCATCGCGGAGGTGGCCGCCACGCACGGCGGCTCTCTCTACGCAGCGCTCAAGCTCGTGGGCCTTGCGCGCGAGGTCGGGGCCGACGCCGTGAAATTCCAATGGCTCTCGGACCCCGAGCGTCTGGTCGAGCGCCGCCGCGCGCCCGAGTACCGGGAGCAGTACCGGCGGCTCGCGTTCCCCCGCGGGTGGTTCTCCGCCTTGAAGGAGCGCGCTGAGGTCGAGGGCGTCGAGTTCATGTGCACGGCCTACCTGCCGGAGGACGTGCATGTCGTGGCCCAGCACGTCAGCCGGTTCAAGGTCTCGAGCTTCGAGGCGCTGGACCGGCACTTCGTGCTCTTGCACGCCGAGTACCGGAAGCCCTTACTCGTGAGCGCCGGGATGGGGGCCGTCTCGGCCGGGCTTTTTGGCGTACTCCAACATTACTTTCGGGTATACATGCCCGAGACGCCGGACGTCAGCGTCTTGCACTGCGTGAGCGCGTACCCGTGTCCGGAGGGTGAGATCCGCCTCGCGCGGCTGCGCCACGACTTTACTACGATGATTCCCTTCCAGTACGCCGGCCTCTCGGACCACACGCGGCACCCCTGGACCGGCGCGCTCGCGGTCGCGGTCGGGGCCCGGATCGTGGAGTTCCACCTCCGGTCTTGGGAGACCGACGAGACGGACCCCGACCGCGAGGTGGCGCGCGATCCCCTCGCGGCGCTGGAGTACGTGCGGAACATCCGGACCGCGGAGTCGATGCTCGGGCCGGAGGGCGAGTCCGGGTGGCTGCTCTCACCCGCGGAGGAGCCGATGCTCCGGTACCGGACCGGCGTAGCGTGACGGACCCGGCCCTGCGGGCCGCGCCCCTGGCGCCGTGGCTGGCGGGGGCGTGGGACGAGTACGTGCTCCAGCACCCTGCGGGGTGGTTCTGGCACACGACGGGGTGGCTGGCGTACCAGCGCGCCTACGCGCCATGCCGGGACCTCTCGTTCGCGGTCGTCGACGACGCGCACCGCGTCGCGGCTGTCGCCCCGCTTCTGCTCCCGGACCGGACGCCGGGTGAGTGCTCGTACGTCGGCGGCCCCCTGCCCGTGCCGCTCGCCGACGACCAGGAGGCGGCCGACCTCGTCGAAGCGGAGGTCGAGCGCCGTGCGGCAGCCGCCGGCGCGCGGGGCGCGCGGATGGCGGGGCACCCGTTCGGCCGCCCGCCGGTGTCCCCGTACTGGGGGGAGCTCTTCCGGCCGTCTGGCGTGGCGCACCGGGTCGTGGACCTCTGCGACCTCAGGTGGTCGGAGGTCCGGAGTTCGTACCGCTCCCTGATCCACCGAGCCGGCCGCGAGTACGCGATCTCGTTCCACTCCGGGACCGGCTCCGGGGCCGAGGTCGCGTTCGTGCGGTACCAGTCCCTCCACCGGCGCCTCTACGGGGGGCGCCCGGACGAGACGTACCGGCTCCAGCGCCACTGGCTCGAGGCGGGACTCGCGGCCGTGGCGCTCGCCGAGACGGGGGACGTCACGTGGGGGGCGGCGTACTGGTTCGTCTACAAGGGCGGCGCCTACTACGGGAGCGGCGCCTACGCGGCGCGGGACGTCTCGCACGCTGTCGTGTGGCGCTCGCTCCTCGCGCTCGGCGCCCGCGGGGTGCGGGCCGCGAGCCTCGGGTGGCGCGGGACCGCCGCGACTGACAAGGAGCGGGCGATCGAGTTCTTCAAGTCGGGGTTCGGGGGCCGGGATGTCGAGGTCCCGATGTTCGGGGTGCGGTGGTGAGGGCCGCGGCCGTCGTCCAGGCGCGGGTTGGGTCGAGCCGCCTGCCGGGCAAGATCCTGGAGCGCGTGGGGCAGCGCACGATCCTGGCGCACGTCCTGACGCTCGCTCGTCGGGTGCCGGGCGTCGACGCCGTGGCGGTCACCACGACTCCCGACCCGGCTGACGACGCGGTGCTGAGCGTGTGCTACCGGATGGGGGTCCCGTGGACGCGCGGCCAGGCGGACCTCTCAGGGCGCCCGGGGCGCCGGGACGTGCTGGCCGGGTACCTGGCGGCCGCCGACGCGCTTGGGCTCGCGGACGACGACGTCGTCCTGCGGCTGACGAGCGACTGCCCGCTCCTCGACCCCGAGGTGGCGGGCCTGGTGGCGCTGGAGTGCCACCGCGCGCGTGAGGCCTTCGAGGTCCGTGACGCCTACGCCTCGAACGTCCATCCGCCGACCTTTTACGATGGATGCGACGCGGAAGCCTTCACGGTCGGGCTCCTGCGGGCCGCGGCGCGCCACGCGGGGCCGGACCAGCGCGAGCACGTCACGACCTGGATGTGGTGCGACCCCCGCGTCACGGGCGTGGCGCGCTCGAACGTCTCGTGCCCGAATGGCGAGGACCACTCTGCCGTCAAGCTGAGCGTCGACGAGCCGCGGGACCTTGAGCGCGTGCGGCGGGTGTACGCTCGCCTCCGGGGCGTCGAGCGCCCGACGTGGCGCGACGTCCTGGCGGCGTATCGCGAGGCGTATCCGGGTATCGCTGAGGCGCGGGCTCTGGAGGTCTATGGCGCTGGGGCGGGCGCCCTTGCGGCGGCGCGCACCGCCTTCGTGGCGGGCGTCTGGAGCGCAGTCGCGGCGCCTTGCCCGTACTCGGACCCAGCCCTCGCGGCGGCGTGGCGCCTCGGGCTCGAGGACGCGGTGATGCAGGGTTACCGCTCCACCGGGCTATAATGCACTGATGGGTAAGCGGGGGAAGAAGCCGGGAGTTCCGGGGCCGAATGGCGCGCGTCGGCGGCGCTTGATGCGCTTGCGGTTCGTGGAACAGTACGTGGGCGGGGGCCCGGGGGTGGCGGGGAACGCCACGCAGTCGGCGCTGCGAGCAGGCCTCGCGACGACGCGAGCGAGCGCGTCCGTCCATGGCCACTACATGCTGAAGGACCCCAAGACTCAGGAATTGATCGAGCGGCACTCCTGCGATACGGAGTGCGGCATCGAACGCGCGGCCCGGGAGTTGAGCCGCATCGGGACCCTCACGGCCCAGCAGATCGACGAGGTCGTGCGGGCGGTGGCCGAGGGGCGGGTCGACGAACTGGACCCCGCCACGCAGGCGATTGTCGCCGGCATGAAGGTCACCCAGACTATCGTCGGTGGTGGGAAATCCTCAAGGCGGGTCATCGAGCACGTCGAGGTGAAGGCGTGGGACAAGATCGCGGCACTCGGCCTCTTGGCCAAGATCCGGGGGTGGCTGGCGCCAGTTCGGGCCGAGGTCTCGGGCCCGGGCGGCGGGCCGCTCGTCATCCTGCCGGCGTCTCCGCACCGCGTCGTGGCGGCCGAGGCAGAGAGGCCCGCCGAGATCGCGGACGGTGAAGCGGAACCTTAGCCTCCGGGACCTATCGCCGCGGAAGAAGGGCGAATGCCGGTGGTGCGGCAAGCCCGTTGGCGGGAGGCGCCGGTCGTGGTGCTCGCAGGCGTGCGTGGACCAGTATCTCGTGCGCTCCGACCCGGCGACCGCGCGTCGACTGGTGTACGGGCGGGATCGCGGCGTGTGCGCGCTCTGCGGGCTCGATACCGTGAGGCTCGCGGCTGTCGCGGGGGCGGAACTTCGGCGAGTCAAGGCCCTCGCGGCTGACTCGCGCCGTGACTGGCCTCAGCCTCTTCGAGATCTATGGCGCGTTCTCGTCCTTCTGGACGGTCACCCCTACGAGGTGCCGGTGAGCTGGGGGTGGCGCGGCCCCCATCGGATCAGCGCGGCCCGACTCTGGCAGGCCGACCACGTCGTGCCGGTCGCCGAGGGCGGTGGCGCGTGCGGGCTCGAGAACCTCCGGACGCTCTGCGTCTGGTGCCACTCGCGCGAGACGGGCGCGCTGCGGCGCCGCCTGAACGCCGCGAGACGGCCCGGTGGCTGACCCGATCCGGCCCCAGCCCGGCCCGCAGCAGACCGCGCTCACGTCCCCGGCCGACGTGGTGGTGTTCGGCGGCGCCGCTGGTGGAGGAAAGACGTTCTCGCTCTTGCTCAAGCCACTCCAGTTCGTCGACATCCCGACGTTCTCGGTCGTCATCTTCCGGCGCGAGTCGCCCGAGATCACGAACCCTGGCGGCTTGTGGGACGAGTCCTCGCGCATCTACCTCGGCCTCGGCGCGTCCCCGAACCGCCAGCTCCTGGAGTGGAGGTTCCCGTCCGGCGCGCGCGTGAAGTTCGCCCACATGCAGTACGAGGACGACAAGCTCGCGTGGAATGGCTCGCAGATCCCGCTGGTCGGGTTCGACCAGCTCGAGTCGTTCACGGCCGGGCAGTTCTGGTACATGCTCTCGCGCAACCGCGACCCGAGCGGGCGGGTGCGGTCGCACGTGTTCGGGACCTGCAACCCGGTCCCCGCCGACGACGCGGTCGGGGGCTGGCTCCGGGAGCTGATTTCGTGGTGGATCGACCCCGGGACCGGCCTCGCGCTCGAGGCCAGGGCCGGCGCCGTGCGGTGGCTGGCGCGCGCCCAGGACGGGGATGCTGTCGAGTGGTACGACTCTGCCGCGGCCGCGGCGCGCTCAGGCGCGCAGCCGAAGAGCTTCACCTTCATCCCGTCGTGCCTCGCGGACAACCCGATCTTCGAGCGCGCGGACCCCGGCTACCGCGCGAACCTGATGCTGCTGCCGCTCGTCGAGCGCGAGCGCCTGCTGGGCGGGAACTGGAACGTCCGCCCCACGGCCGGGAAGGTGTTCAACCGGGCGTGGTTCCCGGTCGTGGACGCGGCCCCCGCCGAGGCGCGGCGCGTCCGGTACTGGGACAAGGCGTCGACGGAGGGCGCGGGCGACTACAGCGCGGGGGTCCGGATGGCGCGCGCCGGCGGGGTCTACTACGTCGAGGACGTGGTGCGGGACCGCTGGTCGGCCCTGAACCGGAACCGTGTGATGCGGCAGGTCGCGGAGGCCGACGGCCCGGAGGTCGAGGTCTGGGTCGAGCAGGAGGGGAATAGCGGGGGCAAGGAGTCGGCCGAGATCACGGTCATGGAACTCGCGGGCTACAGCGTCCGGGCGGACCGCGTGAGCGGCGCCGGCAGCAAGCTCGTGCGTGCCGGCCCGCTCTCCGCTCAGGCGGAGGCCGGGAACGTCAGGCTCGTGCGGGCGGAATGGAATGAGGAGTACCTGCGGGAGCTCCACGGCTTTCCGGACGGGCGCCACGACGACCAGGTCGACGCCAGCAGCGGGGCGTTCGCCAAGCTGGCGCTCGACGGCCCCACGGAGGTGGGGGTCCTGGGCCAGCCGGCGGGCCCCAGGAGAGTCATCCTGCGGTTGTAGGATATACAGGATAGGCGCGGCGTGACCTAGCTGAAGCGCGGAGGGGGGTGGGTGGTACGAGCGCCCAGAGTAGTCTTCCCTCTAGTGAGTGGCCGAAGCGCAGCGCGACAGGCGGGACCCGGGAGTTGGGCTAGGCGGGTCCAGCCGAGAAGTCGCGGAGGGAGAAATGGGAGAAATGGACGACCTCGAGGAAGCGCGGAAGATCTTGAGCCTGCTGCCTTCCAGCCCGGAGGTCAGGAGCGCCCTTGCTCTGGAGGCCGTGGGGTTGGCGCTGGTGGAGGTCGCGAGGCAGATGGGGAAGATGGCGCGGGTGCTCGAGGTGTTGATCGACATCGAGAGGACGCAGTGAGGGCCCTGGGCCGCGCGCTCGCGGTCGTTACGGTTGGGCTCCTGGCGTTCTACCTCGCGACGCTGGCGGACTCGCTGTGGCTCCGGGACCGGGCCGGCCTCGCGCTGGGGGTGGAGTGATGGAGGGAGCACAGGCGCGGTTTGGGTATTCGACCGAGGAGAGCGCGCGCGGCGAGAATCTGCGCGTCGTGGCGGTGTCGCGCGTCGAGGGCGCGAAGCGGGTCGACCTCGAGTCCGTCGCGGACCTCCGGCCCGGGGACCGGTTCCTCCTGACGGTCGAGGGGGTGTACTGATGAAGATTTCGATCTCGCATCGCTTCTCCGGTGCTGTGCTCTGCGCTGTCGAGGCGGCGTCCTGGCGTCTCGCGCTAGAGATTGCAGTCAAGCAGCGTGCGGATCTCGGGGGCGCCTACCTCCGGGACGCCGACCTCCGGGGCGCCGACCTCCGGGGCGCCGACCTCGGGGGCGCCGACCTCCGGGGCGCCGACCTCCGGGACGCCGACCTCCGGGGCGCCAACCTCCGGGGCGCCCACCTCCGGGGCGCCGACCTCCGGGGCGCCGACCTCCGGGGCGCCGACCTCCGGGACGCCGACCTCGGGGGCGCCCACCTCCGGGGCGCCGACCTCCGGGACGCCGACCTCGGGGGCGCCCACCTCCGGGGCGCCGACCTCCGGGGCGCCGACCTCCGGGGCGCCAACCTCGGGGGCGCCGACCTCGGGAGCGCCAAGGTGCTCGCTATCGCGCACCTTGGCCTGATCGATGGCTGGGTGACGACGCTCTGGCATACCGATCAGGGCTACCGCATCCTGGCGGGGTGCCACACGTTCACGCTCAACGAGGCGAAGGCGCACTACGCGAATCGCGAGAATCGCCGCGGTCTGTACTACCTCGCCACGGAGGCGTGGCAGGTGATCGCGCGGTTGCAGGGATGGGAATGATGGGATGGTTATTCAACTCTCCCGGCCACCCGCTGCACGGCCGCCCGATGACCCAGCGTCGGGATACCGGGCTGCTCGAGGTGCGGTGCCGGCACGGCGTCGGGCATCCGGTCCCGGAGTCCGCCGAGGCGATGGACCGGCGCCTGGGTCACGCGCCCGGGACGTGGTCTACGCACGGGTGCGACGGGTGCTGTGAAAAGGAGGACGTGTAAATGCGGGCCCGGGTTATGGCTCTCGTCATGCTGGGCGCCGTGCTCTCCGGAGCAGCCGGGGCGTTCGTGGGGTACCGAGAAGGCCTGCGGGTTCGAGCCGCCGACGCGGATCTTCGGGCCGCCGCCGCCGCGCGCGTCATGGAGATCGTGACCGAGCGGAACCCCGGGGCCCGTATCGTGGACTGGGCGGGGTGGCCGGGGGCGCTGTTCGAGGAGTCGGCGCGGGCCGGCCTCGACTACCGGCTCGTGCTGGCGCTGATCGAGAAGGAGAGCGGGTTCCGGCCCGACGCCGTGGGGGCGGCCGGGGAGGTGGGGCTCATGCAGGTGTTGCCCGCGACTGCCGCGCTGGTGGCGGAGAGGATCCTGCGGGTCCCGTTCGCGCCGCCCGTCCGCGGGAAGTCCGGCCGCTACGACTCACTCGGCGACCTCGGGAGCGCGCACTACAACCTTCGGGTCGGGGTCGCGTACCTGCGGGCCCAGATGGAGCGCTACGCGCACCTGCCGGTGGCGCTGCGGGCCTACAACCGACCGCCCGGCAAGGCGACCGAGCACAGGCCGGGGGACCGGTACGCGGAGGACATTGCGCTGGGGTACTTGCGCCTGACGCAGGTGCTGCCGTAAAGGGCAGGCGGAGGACAGAATACTCATGGGAGTCTGGGGAAAAATCATCGCGATGTGGGCCGCGTTCGCGGGATTCGCTGGCGCGTGGAGTTGGGCTGGGTACGAGTGGGGTTTTCTTGCCCGGGGTATAGCCTTTTTCCTGTACCTGATTGCCCTAGTGTGCTCTTTGGCGCTTATCGCGCGGTCCGGCGCGGCCCGGCTTCGGCGCGCGGGATGAGCGCGGTGGGGGCCGCGTACCCGCAGGGCGACAACGCCTCGGCCGAGCTGGTGGGCCTTGCGCGCGCCGGCGACCGGGAGGGGTTCCGCGCCCTGGCGGGGTGCCTGATGCCCGCCGCCCAGGTCGAGGAGTGCTGGCGTGGCGTACGCGCGCGGCTCGGGCACCGGCCCGAGGGCTCTGGCGCGCGGCGGAGCTTCGTGGTCGAGGGCCGCAGCTTCACGCACCCCGTCCTCTCCGCGGGAGGGGTATGGTACTGCGTGACGGACCGTGCGGCCCCCGCGTGCAGGTGCGGGGCGTACGATCTCGACTGGCGGGCGAGGTGAGCGGCCTGCGGCTCCGGCCCGCCGAGGAGCGGGATGCTGAGTTCCTGCTCCGGGTCCGGAGCGACCCCGAGACCGTCCGGGCGAGCCGGACCCGCGCCGCCCCGGACCCGGACCTCCACGCCCTGTGGCTGGCGGGCGCCCTGGCGGACCCGCGCCGCGCCCTGTACGTGGCCGAGGAGCTCGAGGCCCCGGACACCGGGTGGTGGGCCCGGTGGGTGCCGGTCGGGTACGTGCGCGTCGACGACCGCGAGTCCGGGGTCTCGGAGCTCTCGCTCGCGCTCGCGCCCGAGGCCCGGGGCCGCGGCCTTGCGCGGCGGGTGATCGAGGCCGCGACCTTGCGGGTCCCGCGCCGCGCCTGGCTCGCGGAGGTCCGGCGGGAGAGCGCGCGGTCCCTGCGCGCCTTCCTGGCGGCTGGCTGGCGGCCGTGCGGGTTCGAGTGGCGGGGCGACGCCTCGGTCGCGGCCGGCGCGGTGCCGGGCGACCTCCGCCGCACGCTGGGCCCCGCGGAGGGGTTCGTGCTCCTCGATCGAGCAGGAGAAGCCCTGAACGGAGGGCGCGGTGAGTGACCTGACCCCGGAGGGGCTGCGGGCGCGGGCGCGAGAGATCGTCGCAATCGAGCCCGACGGGAAGTGGTGGCGCGTCGTCCTGGTCAACGGCGCGCAGCGCTCCACAGTGATCCGGCTGAGCGAACGCGCGGCGTGCGAGGCGTATGCGGTCTGGATACAGGACACGATCCTTCTACCGATGTTCACCGTCCTCGTCGCCGAGGCGCGCCGGGCGCAGCGGGAGGCGGATGCGATATTCGTAGAGGAGCACTGTCACTTTTGGGATGACGACCTCTGTCAATCTGTGCGTATCGCCGCCGCGATCCGCGCGCAGGAGGAGACGCCATGACCGACGCTGAGTTCGTGGAGGCGATGGGCGCGGCCGCCGAATACAAAATGCTTATGCAGCAGGCTGTCAGTGAGCGTGATGACGTTCGTCGGCGCCTCGCCGACGCCGAGGCGCGCATACAAACACTGAGAGAGGCGATAGCCAAGGACGAAGACGATATCTGCCAGACGCTGGGCAAGGTTCTCGGCTACCCGTGGTACAAGGACGATCAGAAGAACTTCCCCGGCGCGACCGAGGCCGATGGCGTCTGTGTGGGGGAACATGTCGCGGCGTCGATTGCGGCTGAAGCGGCGCGGCGCGTGCGGGAGGTGGAGGAGGCGCTACACGGCCTTCTCAGCAAAAACACACGCATGCGACCCGTAGCTGAGTTTGAGAATCCCGATGAATGGATTGTTGTCACCAAATCGGCATTCGATTTCGCGAACGCCGCCCTCGCGCGGAGGACGCCATGACCCTAGCGAACAGAGTCCCGCCGTGCGGAACGTGTGGTGGAGTGCCGCATGTCTCTGGACTTCCGTGCGTGTGCGACGGCGCAAACACGGTTTACGCGGAGGTACAGGGGCTCCGGCAGCAACTCATCGGCGCGCAGGCAGAAGTCGGCAAGCTGCGACGCGAGACGGTCGCTCAAGCGGCGGGCTGGGAGCGAGAGATGGACAAGTGGCGGGCGCGCGTGCGGGAGCTGGAGGAGGCGTTAGAAGATGTGCGGCAGCGCGGGCGCCTCGCAGACCACTCGCATTGGGACGCTCAAGGAAACGCCGGGCGGACGTGCCCCGTGTGCGTGGAGCAAGTCATTGTGCGGGAGCGCGTGCGCGACGCCCTCGCGCGGAGGACACCATGATCTCCGACAAAGAACTTGCTGACCTCGGCCTACGTCGTGTGCAGAAGGAACTTGCGGTCGGCGATCTATATGTCGCCAAGCGGAACACCGGCTTACACCTATTGACAGTCCACGCAATTCGAGATGGTTACGTTGTGTCAAAAGAGAAGGCGTACTCCTATGACCTGTGGGAGTGCGTACCCGTTGAGGAGACGCCATGACCGAGGCCGAGTTCGTGGAGGCCGCGAAGCAACTTGTCGCCGCGGCGGTCGTCACGGACCTCCGCCGGCGGCTCGCCGACGCCGAGGCGCGCGTGCGGGAGCTGGAGGAGGAGGTACAGCAAGCACGGGAAACATGGGTCATCAAAGAGAGCGTTGAAGGCGAGGGTGTCTACACGTTAGCGATCTGCGCCAGCGAGCAGGACGCGCTAGAGATAGTGCGGACTGTCGAGGTGCTCCGGGGCGTGTCGGTGCCTGATCTCGTTCCAGAGCGGTACGTTCTTGACACTGCGGCCTTCTATCTGGCTGCCCACGTGTGGAGGACGCCATGAGTGATTTGAGGCGCATCGTGACTGACGCTGAGGCAAAGGTCGAGCACATGCGGAAGGCAGACGGCACGCTCGACTACGACGCCTGGGGGCAAGCGTGCCTCGACTACATCGACAGCATCCCCCTGGACGAGCCAGCACACTGGCAGGCCGTCCGATTGTTTCGTCTACTCGATGCTTTGATCTGCCCGTTGCCGCGATGAGCAAGCGAGATGAGTACACCCCGATGACGACAATCAGCAACACCGCCCCACCCGTCATCTGCGTGTCGTGCAAAACGGCAATCTCCGGCGTGTTCTACGTGCGCGGCACGACCACGCTCTGCGCACGGTGCCGACCGTGACCCCCATGGTGAAGACGTTGGCGAAGCTGCTCAAGGCGACCCGGACCAGCGACGGGATGCCGATCATCCTCCTCTGGGTGGGCGCAGAAGACCTCGCCCGCGTCGCCCTCGCGTTCGCCAGCGAGCTGGTGCCGAAAGAGCGGGCACCCACGCGCGAATCGTCTGCCGAGGAATGCCACGGCTGGAACACTTGCCGGGCAGAGATGCTCAGGCGGCTGGGCAGGGAGGAGGGAGTATGAGCGACCTCAGGCCCGAGCAGGTCGAGCGCCTGGCCCTGCTCGTCGAGGAGCTGGGCGAGGCCGCGCAGGCGGTCGGTAAGGTCCTGCGTCACGGCTACGCCTCGTTTCATCCGAACCGCCGCGTCGACAACCGCGAGTCGCTGGAGCGCGAGCTTGGCGACGTGCTGCTCGCGGCGGCGGGCGACATCTCCCCGGACGACGTGCTCGCCGCCGCGCGGGTCACGGCAGAGTCCGTCGGGCAGTATCTGCATCATGAGCAGCCAGTCCCCCAGGCGTTGGCGCTGCTCGCCCGGCTGGGCGGGGAGGAGGGGTGATGGGCGACTCACTGGCGGAGATGATTCAGGCGCGCCTCGGCGCCGAATGGCGTTGTGCGCCCGCCCTCGCCGCCGCCGTCCGCGCCTACGCCCGCGCGCGGGTGCCGGATGAGGAGGAGTTGGCTCGGCTGGCGTCTGGGTGCGATCCGGACGTGTGGCCGAAGACGGTCAATCCCAATGACGCATGGACGGAGAGCTTCCGTCGGAGGGCTCGCGTCATCCGCGCGGTGATGCTCGCCCGGCTGGCTGGCCAATGACTGATCCTCGCATCATCACCAACACAAGACGTAAGGATGCCCAGCGCTTGCTGAAACGTGTCCGGATCGCTTACGGTCAGCCCCAGAGTGTCTCGGCATGGACCTATCGGGAGGGACCGAAGCATGGGCGGCGCAGCATTCACGTCGAGATCATCACGCAGCAAGGTGAGGCGATCCAGGTGGTCGTAACGGTGCCGCGGTGACCGAGTGAGGTTCCCGTGATTCGCTCGCGCGCCGTCTGGGTCCTGGAGCGCCGCTTCGTCCTCGGCGGTCGCCGCTGGTCCGCGTGGCGCCCCCAATTCGAGGTGCGGGACGCCCGTGTGGAGCGCGATTATTCGCCGGCCGTCCAGATGCGTCAATTCCTTAAGGAGCACGTCGCGTTCTGGTCGGCCGACTGGGAGCGCTTGCGGAGGTTGCACCCAGAGCGGCCGAGTGGCCCGCCGATCCGGCTCCGGAGGAAGGCCCCGCGTGGCTGAGCGCGCCCTACGAGTGCGCCTCTGCGCCGAGTGCCGCCTGGGCCCCGCCTTCCGACTCGACCTCGTTCTGGTGCGCGGTCGGCGCTACCGCTGTCCTGACTGCGGTGCGCCCTGGCGCCTCGTGACGGTGTTGTTTCGGAGCCGCCACGAGCGCGTCGGGCCAGCCGGCACGTACCGCCCGTGTGCGAGTGCAGCCGAGGCGCGACTGAGGAAGACCCCGCGTGGCTGACCCCGCTGAAATTCAAGGTAGCGGCCGGCGCCTCGAGGCCCTGCGCGGCGGGCGCTGGGCGCCGGCCGACCGCCGGGAGCTCCGGGCCGGGGACGTGTTCCGCCTCCTGGAGCCGGACGGCTCGCCGGTCCGGGACCCCGAGACTGGGGCCGAGTGCTGGCGCGTCCTTGAGGTTCTGGCCCCGGACCCCGAGACCGGGGAGTCGCCGTTCGCCGCCGAGCCCCTGCCGGAGAGCGAAGTCGAGCGGGCGGCGCGCCGGGACGGGGCGTGGTGGCCCGGTGGCGCAACGCCCGGGGCCTCGAGGCTCCGGGGCGGGTGAGTCATCCCGCGCCGGTCGGATATCACCTGTCAGAAGGGGCCGCCACGGGTGATTCTGCCCCGGCCCCGCGCGAGGGGGAGGGCGACATGCGACAGATGTGCGCGAACGGGTGCGGGTGCCCCAGCACGGTGCCGCCGGGTCGCGGGACCCGCCGGGGCTCGACCGCGAGGCGCCGCGCCAAGGCCATGAAGGGGCACGACCTGTGCCGCGAGTGCTGGTCCGCCCTCCTGGCCGCGGCGGCCCACGCGGTAGTGCCGGGGTTCGTGTACCCGCATCCGCCGGTCGGGCAATAAGGAGGCCCAAGAATGAGCAAGGTGGAGATCACGAAGTGCGACGGGTGTGGCCGGACGACCGAGGACATGTGGGCGGAGCGCGGGTGGATGGAGGTCGCCGGGCAGGTCGCCCTCTCGGGAGGCCGGGACGAGCAGGGCAACCCGATGAAATCGTCGGTGCCGCTGGGCCACTACTGCGCCTCCTACTGCTTCCAGGCCGCGCTCCAGAAAGGGCCCGCCCTGGCGGCGCCCTAGCGCCAGCGCGCGCGGTCGGCCGTCGCCCCGGGGTATAATGCAGCCGTGGCGAATCTCCGGGCGCGCGTGCGGGCGGCCGCGAAGGCTGCTGTGGGGATCTTCAGCGACCAGAGCGGGCGCGAGGCCTACGGCCTGCTGGGCGGTCTCTGGCCCAGCGCGACGGGCGACCCCCCCACCCCGGGGGCGCGTGAGCGCGTCGGGGCGTTCGCCGACATGCCATGGCTTCACGCTCTGGCCGACAAGGTGGCGTCCTCGTTCGCGGCCGTCGAGTGGACCCTCAGCTATCCGCGCAGCGCCGGCCCCGAGGGCCGGGCGTACCGCCTGAAGGCCGCGCAGCGCGCCTACGGGCAGGCGCGGCGCCGCGAGCTGCTGCGCGGCCTCCCGGCCGGCGCCGAGGTCGTGGACGCCCCCGAGGACCACCCGATGCGCGAGGCCCTGGGGGGCGGGAACCCCCTGATGACCGGCCTCGCGGTCCGGTACGTCTCGAGCCTCCACTGGGTGCTGGAGGGCGAGGCCTTCTGGCTCAAGGGGCGGAACGCCGTGGGGGCGCCCTCCAGCGTGTGGCCGCTCCCCCCGCACTGGGTGCTCGAGACCCCGACGCCCTCGCGCCCCGCCTACCGGGTCGGGTTCCGGGGCTGGCACGGCCTGATCCCGGAGACCGAGATCCTGTGGCTCCCGCGCCACAACCCGGCGAACCCGTATGGCCGGGGGACGGGCTTGGCGCGCGCCCTGGCGGACGAGCTCGAGACGGACGAGTACGCGGCTAGGCACACCCGCCAGACGTTCCTGAACCAGGCGCGCCCTGACTTCATCGTCTACCCGGGCGAGGAGGGGAAGAGCTGGACGGACGTCGAGCGGCGGCGCATCGAGCAGGACTGGCAGGACCAGCACCAGGGGTTCTGGCGCGCGTTCCGGGCTAGGTTCGCGACCCGGAAGCTGGGGATCTACGAGTTCCAGGCCAGCGACATGCGGTCGCTCCAGATGGTGCAGCTCCGGGAATTCCAGCGCGACACCGTCCGGCAGACGTTCGGCATCCCGCCCGAGGTGATGGGGATCATCGAGCCGGGCAGCAGCCGCGCGACCGCCAAGGTCTCGAGCTACCTGTTCGCCCGCTGGGTGCTGGTGCCGCACCTCGAGATGTTCCGCGCGCTCCTACAGGAGCGGCTGGCGCCCGAGTACGATGACCGCCTGCTGGTCGACTACGTGAGCCCGATCGAGGAGGACGACGAGTTCAACCTCCAGACCCGGCAGGCGGCACCCTGGGCCTGGAGCGCGGACGAGTGGCGCGCGCTCGGGGACTCGCCCGAGATGGAGGGCGGGCGCGGCGCGGTCCACGTCCTGCCGCTCGGGTCCCAGGTCGTGCGGGACCTCGCGCCCCAGGCGCCGCCCGCCCCGGGGCCACCTGAGCCGCCGCTCGAGGAGGAGCCGGCCGAGGACGAGCGCGCCGCCATGCGGTGGCTCGGGCGGGCGCTGCGGGGCCGGCCGTGAGGCTCGGGTCCTGCGGGGAGACGACCGAGCGGGCGGCCGCCCGCGCGCACCTCCTGATCTCCGTCCTGTACGGGGTCGCGGCTCTGGCGCTGACGGGCGCGCTCGCGGTCGAGTGGGCGATGTTCGCTTGGCACCGCGCCTCGGTCCGGACCCACCTCCGGCGCGCGCTCGGGGCCGGCGAGTGACCTCGCCGCCGCCCGGGCGGGTCG